CCTGAAGCAGAGACTAGTTCTCAGAACGTTCCTGAAGAAACTGCTCCTGATTCAGATGGCGACTTTGTCCAGGTGCTTGGGGTAGCTATTACAGCTAATTCTTTACTCTTCAATCCTAGCAATGACATTATAGAGCATGCGTAATGGCAAACGAGATAGAAAAAATAAACGATGTAGCTGTAGCTAGTATAGAAAAGCTAAACGGCAAGACTGATGCAAACATTCAGGCTGTTAATGGACTTGAGCTTACTGGTCAATCATTTATTGTAGCTACTGGTGGTTCTATTACAACTGATGGCAACTTTAAAATTCACACTTTTACTAGCAACGGTACGTTCCAAGTAACTTCTAAAGGTGACTCTGGAGCAGGTGACGAAATTGAATATTTATGTGTAGCTGCCGGGGGCGGCGGAGGTGGCGGCGGGGCATCAGCTAACAATGGTTCAGGTGGTGGGGGAGCCGGTGGTATGTTAACTGCTTCTTCAGTTACAGCTAGTGTAGCTAGTTATGCTGTAGTAGTTGGAGCAGGCGGCTCTGGTGGCTCAGATGAAAACGCTGTTGGTTCTGATGGTGGCAACTCTACATTTGCATTAGGTTCTGTATCTAGTACGGGAGGTGGAGGCGGGGCACATGGCTCTGGTGGAACAAATGGACGAAGTGGAGGTTCTGGTGGAGGTGGAGGTAACTCAAGTGGTGGTTCTGGCACATCTGGTCAAGGAAATTCTGGCGGCTCTGGAGGAACTAACGCTGGTGGTGGAGGAGGCGGCGGGAAAAGTGGCTCTGGTTCTTCTAACTCTGGTAGCTCTGGAGGTAATGGTGGTAACGGAACAGCAAGTTCTATTACTGGTTCATCAGTAACATATGCTGGTGGAGGTGGCGGCGGCATATACACATCTGGCACTCCAGGCAGTGGTGGCTCAGGAGGTGGTGGCACAGCTGCTGGTTCAGGAGGTACTCCTAATAATGGTTCAGCTAACCAAGGTGGTGGGGGTGGAGCATCTTCACAGGCTGCTAGTGGTTCATCCGGGGCTAATGGTGGCTCTGGAATAGTAATCATTAAGTATCAGTACCAGGCATAGGAATAGACAATGGCTCATTTTGCACAAATAGATGATAACAATTTAGTTATAAACGTAACTGTGGTAGCTGATTCAGATTGTCAAGATGACAATGGTGACGAATCAGAATCTGTAGGTATTGCTTTTATGAAAGCTTTACTAGGGAATGACACTAACTGGGTACAAACTAGTTACAACGCACGAATTAGAAAAAATTATGCAGGCGTTGGATATACGTGGGATAGTGGTAGAAATGCTTTTATTCCTCCCAAACCTTTTAACTCATGGCAATTAAATGAAACAACTTGTAGGTATGACCCACCTACAGCAAGACCAGATGATGGTAATAACTATGTCTGGGATGAAGACAATACTCAATGGGTCGCAGAATAATATGGTCATACCAATAGGGAGGCAGACTAATGAGCATTACAAAAGCATTTAAGATTGTTAAGAGATACAGTTCTTGTATTGATGAGATTATCGACTTAGCTGAAACAATACACGCTTCAGTTAAGGATGGTAAAGTCCCAAGAGAAGAACGCAGTTTATGTATGAAAAAGTTCTGGGCACTCGTAAAAGCTGTTGAAGACAGCACAAATTCGTAGCTAACTCTATTCTCTGAGCCACGTAGAGCAACGTAACTACTCCAACTAATACCATACCATAGGGTACTAAAAATAAATCGCAGTTTTGTTAAGGGGTTTAGAGAATATGGATGAACATGAACATCAAAGGATTAAAAATAAAGTTGAAGACATAGAAAAATTATATCTTCCAATTATTAAGGAATTAAATAAGGCAATGAATAAGGCAAAAAAACTTGGGCTACTAGGGTTGGTTATCGGTGGAACATCATTAGTTGTTAGTGGTTACCTAACACTTAGGTTATGGGACAAATGGTAAACAAAGAAAAATCTTTAGAAGAACAACTGCTTGAGGCAAAGGCAGAGATAGTAGAATTACGTGCATCTACGAAGACAACTTTGACTGGTTCACAATTTTTAACTATAGTTCTAGTAGGGCCGCTCTTTCTTGCGTTTGTTACACTGGGTGTACTTATAGTCTGGAAGACTACTAGTAAGCCTGCAGAAATAGCACCTCACTTAGACATCATATTGGTTGCCTTTGCAATCTTTGCCAACCCGGTGACGGCTGCGGCAGGTGTTATAGTTGGGTTGATGGGTGACGAATCGAAGAAGAAAAATAAGGAGGAATAAAATGAAGGATAGAAAATTCAATACTCCTAAAATAAAGATGCGACTTCCAAAGTTTTGGAACTTTCGTCTTCCTTTACCTGGTGGAGTACATTTAGGTGGTGGGAAGTTAATAATAGGTTCACTTTCTGTAGTGGCTCTAGGATTTGTATCGTCAATGTTTTTGTTGATATCTACTGGAGAACAGCAGATAACTTTCCCTCAGACAGGAGCATCATACACTGCTCCTAATCATGTAGGTAACAGAATAGTTGACCCAGAGTTTCCTGCAGATAGAAGTCAGACGCTTCAGATTAATATGCCTGCAGGTATAAGAATGGATGTTGTTAAGTTTGAAAACATCTCATTAGGTAAAGCAGGTCTGACAGATGCTTTCCAACTTTCTGGAACTAGCTCTACAGATGTAATTACAATTGACGAATTAATTATTCGTAACTCTGAGTTCCCAACAATGGACTGGGCTAATGGTGATATATATAACATAGTCGCCACTACAAGTGTCGTAGTTGCAGGTCACACTTTCTCTCCTACAATGTCCTCTACTACTAACGATGTCGTTATTGGAAGTGGACGTGGAGCCACGAGTTACGAAGCAAAGGACATGGTGGTTGACAGAATTTTGTTAACACAAACTACATCAGGTGCAGATGTCATTATTGACACATTAATACTTGATGGAGTCCGTGCTTGGACAGGTGCTTTTAATGCTGACTACTTTGAAATAGGGACACTAACTTTAGAGAATGTCAGGATTGGTGACGATGGAGATATTAATAGTGCAGACCTAATAATTAACAGTAGTGTCAAAGTAAACTCTGTAGCTGACGGAGTCGTTGAAGAACCAGTCTTTATAAGGTAAGTCTATGTATGAATATAAGTGTAAAGTTACGAGAGTTGTGGATGGCGACACGTGCGACGTTGTTTTGGATTTGGGTTTTTCAATTGAGTATCGTGATAGGGTTAGGCTTATGGCTATTGATACCCCTGAGTCTCGAACTCGTAACAAGGTAGAAAAAAAATTAGGGTTAGCATCTAAAGCTAGGCTCAAAGAACTATGCACACAACATAAAGGGAACTTAGTACTCCGAACCTCAAAAGAGGGCAAAGGAAAATTCGGTAGAATACTGGGTTCTCTTTATCCTTCTGGTTCTGACGTATCTTTAAACGATATGTTAGTTTCAGAAGGTCATGCTAGACCATACTTTGGTGGCAGTAAAGATGAGTATGGTGAATGGACTAAACAAGAAGACGGACAATGGTATCGTTGGACTAAAAATGGATACAAAATAATACAGGAGGAAAAATGATAGGAAAAGTTAGACCCCAAATCTTTTTAGCTATTATAGTTCTTGGGTTACTTAGTGGAGTTGGACTCTATTATGGTATGAATGAAATAGCAACTGGATGCACAGGAGGCATTATAGCCTTGGGCATGAAAGTTTTAGAAAGCGAATAATCCTGACGTGCACACGTCAGAAAGGAAGAATAAAATGATAAAAGCTATACGAGCTGCAATGAAATATTCTGATGCACTTCCTCTTGCTATAGATTTAATTGAAGAAATTCAAAAATCTGTGAGAGATGATGGCAGTATCTCAAAGGATGAGCGAAGTAAATTACTTAAACGTTTCTGGGCTATTGTAAAAGTATTCCAGACCCCAAAGAAGGCTGTTTAATGTACGTTAAAAAAATTGCTAACATTTTTGGTGTGCTAGAGAAAATAAAAAAAATAGAAGAAAGAATCGATAAGTTAGAAAATTGTTGCACACAACCAAAGTCTCAGGCACAAAACAAAAAATAACTCAGGAATAACATTGCTCTGTGAGCCACGTAGAGCGATTTTTAAGGGCTCTCCCTAGTAGAGTATTGCCTTGACGCTGTAGATGACACATAAATATCAGGTGTCATCACTGTGGTCTTAGTTTTTTTGTTAAATCTTGCGTATTTTCTTGCACTTGGATCAGAGTTATAAAAATCTTTAACTTTGTTGCATTTTTTACAGACACCTTTTGAAATATGACCACTTGGTGGTTCTATTTTCCAATGATGTTTACAATTTTTCATTGTATTTCCTCAAGTTCTAATATCGTTTCATCTTTTTTTATACCATCTCCCCATTCATAGAACAAGGTGTAAGACAAGTGTTTAGCTGAGTCATCTACTAATACACCTGCCTCGACAAGACCATCAATGCTACCTTTCATAGCAGATAGTAAGTTATCTATATCTCTTTTTCTTTTGTCTTTAGCACGCCATGTTATAGTAATGTGTGCTTTTTCAAAAGGCTTGTCTGGTCTTCCTTGTTCCAATACGTACCCTAACATTTGTTCGTGTTGCTCTCTACGTACACGAGAACGTGTGTAGAAATGCGAGTTACTGTTAGGGTTAGCTTCTTTAGGTGGTAAATTTGGCAAGACTATTTTCATGAAAACTGTACTGCTTGCGTTGGCTCTTGCATTAATAACATATCATCAGCTTCAACTTCAGCTTTCAAATCATAATGTCCTCTGGATACTTGAACAAATATATCAGAGTTGTTACTAAATGCTTGTCTATATGAGTTGTCTGACTTTCCATAACGATCTATACAATCTTGTACTGTAACTCCCTGAAATCTTTTTCCAGTTTGTTCTGTGCTTGACGCATAAAAATTAGACCTTGCCTCTTTAATAACAGCTATTGCTTGAGATTTACCTGTCCCTGCCTCCATTAACTTATCGTTATCTGTTATGTCTGTCTCCATTACAGACACTTTAGAAGCTAACTTAGAGTTATCAAATACAAACTTAAAGTTTCTAGGTCTGTCCCCTCCACCAGAGTTTATTTTAGTCTGCGTTAAACCAAAGTGTGTTTCTAATCTATTAGAAGTGTTGTTCTTTCTGATTTCCCATGCATTACGTGGCATGTTACGCCAGAACACAGAACCATATGGTGTAGATGTGCCACGTTCAGATGCTTCACTCTTAGATACGTGTGCAATTGTAAGAGTTGTACATTCTAAAGATGATAAAGAGTTCCAATATGCAGTAGCGACACTAGCGTTCTCTGGCTCTCCACCACAGGCTGCAGCAGCAGAGTCAACTATCACAAATCCTATATCGTATTCTGCAACTATGTCTCTAAGCCTGTCTTCGTCTTTAGATACAGATATAAATTGCTTTCTATAATAAAAATTTGGTAATTCTGTCACACCAATACCTTCACACAAGGCGTGAAACCTGTTTGTCATGTCTTGTTGGTCTACCTCATAATCTAAATAAAGAACATTAGACTTTTTGCCTTGTAATTTTCCATGTGGTAGACCAGTGGTAACAAGTGTAGCCATGTACACTGCAAACCAAGACTTACCAAGACCTCCATCTCCGTAAATTAAATTATGTTGATTGTAAATTAAAAACGGATCTACATGATATTGCAATTCATCTGACATAGCTCCAGACTTTAAATTCACAACTGCGTTACCTTCTTCGTGAGTATCTCTAACTCTTTTGCTTGCTTGCACAACGAGCGTACCCCAAGCAATTCCAGTTAAATTTAAATCACAAAACTTTGCAACATCATTAAGTGCTCTTTGAGAAAGTAAATTAACCTTAGATTCCTCATAAACTGTTGCTCTTCCGTACCATATAGTTACTAAAGCATGAGATTTGCTGTCTATGCCTTTGTACTTCATTCTAATATCTTCGTATTCACTTCCTTTAGGGAAACTAACAAGATACCTTGTGCCTTTACGTGTAACTGTCATCTCTATTTGGTTCATGTTTTTCTCCTATTGGTGTATATAAACTTTTTTCTTTATGTCTTGGGTTTGGTTTACTTGATTGTACGTTTGACTGGCTTATTGATTCTTTTACTTTACGCTCTGCAAACTTTTGAATATCATTCATCAAAATACCTACGTCACTAGTATATAATTTTGCATCAATAGACTGCATGTATAATTCATCTATTTTATTCATTAATTTACCAGTCAATTCAATCAAATGCATAGCATAAGTATGCGTACTGCAATCTACCTGACAACCACAATCCCTAACTTTTTGAATAACACCTTGCAATTCTTTTGTGTTTCTGTCAATTAAGTTATTAACTTTATCTTGTCTAGATTGTGTCATGTTAGCCCAACCCTAAGTTTCTTTTGCCTTGCTCTATTTCTTCAGGACTTGTTAAATCTTTGAGTCCACCCTTACTTTTAAGAGATTTCTCTGCTTTAATGTCATCCATATACAAATTAAGAAGGTCGTTTGCAGCACCTTTAGTCATTATTAAATTACCCTCTTCATCATAAGCCTGATCTTTTTCAATCGTGCCATATTCAATGCCAAGTTTAACCCAATACATTTGTTTATCACTTGCAAGTTCTCCAGGATTTCTTACAGCCATGTTACTATCTCCTTGATTGTTTGGTTTAGATGGGCTAGAAGGCTCAGAGACAGACGTATTGTTTTTCTTAGTCTCCTTCATTGACTTAGCAGAGTTCATCTCTTCAAAAGAAGGTCTGTCTCCGTTGTACAAATTGATGTTAGCAAGAGCTCTACCTATGGCAGATGTCTCACAATTCTCGTAGTACTTATCAATAAAACCTCCAGGCACTTCTCTTGCAATACCTGTACTCAAAGGAGCACAAGAAACTTGTTCCTCAAGACTCTTATATAAGTAAGCCTTCATAGTTACACCATTAGCTGATTCAGAAATAACTTCTGTATTAATTCTGCCGTCAGGATAGTCTTTCAAAAACAATGGAATCCTATCCTTAACCATTTCATAGTCGTTTAAATTAAATTTAGCCATTCTAATAACCTCCTGAGTATTTCAAACTTAGTGTTTCTACTAACAAGTCTGATATCTCCATCACCCTTGTTACTGCTTCGTCAGAGTTGTCGAGTTGGTCAACTAATTCAACCGAACACTCGTACTGTTTTTCTCCTTTCGCATTTGTCCACACTTTTATGCGTAACCTTATTCTGTCATCTCCCAACTCTTCTCTAAGTTGTTCGATTAATTGATCGTTGCCTTCGTGGCTCATTGTGCACCTCCTATTGGTACGATTTGCTTTTTGTACACAAGATTGTATACAATTTGATTGCTTTCACATTTTCTCTCATTAATGTGTTTGCCTCCTTTTATAAGGGGGATTGTCTCGTATATACAATCCCTCTTATTTTGACCATTGGTTCAACTGCAATATTTGCAATTGTCTTGCAGTTGCCAAAAAGTCTCCAAAGTTTACACCACCTTCGTAATACTCATCATCTGTACAACGTTCTTCAGAATATTCTCCTAAAAAATAATCTGCAACACCTTGTTGAAATGATACGATAGCTTCATTTATTTTTTCTTCACAAACTTTCTGAAATGCTTTCTCATGTGCTATATAATCTTTATCCATAAGTTACCTCTTCATATAGTTCGTCTAGCATTGCATCAAACTCTAAGACAAATTCTTCTGATGGAGATGTTTGAAAATCATCTAAGTCAAAACAGAAGTTATTCAACCTATCATCTTTAGTTGCCATATGGTCAAATATATCTTTCAACTTTTCAGTAACTTCAAATTTAGGAGTCAATTCATTGATATCATTTTCAGTAAGAAGTTTTGCTATTGGAATAAAACTATGTTCTGTCCGTATTGCTAGTACCCATACTGGTTTATCTTCACGCTCTGCAACAGTAATTTCTAGTTGACCCATACTATGTTTTAACATATGAAATTTTTCATACATTTTTTGTGCGATTCTTTTCTCTGCCATATTTTCTCCTTTTACTGACGTGTGCACGTCAGAATAATGATTGTTGTTGAGACACTGCTTTGTTATTTAGATACCTTTTGCTTTCGCCTTTAGGGTATGGCAATATCTCATAGTTCAAACTATTTTTTAGCTGTTTCACCTCCTTTTTACTACCTCGAAAATATATATACCTGTGTTTCTGTGGTCTTTCCACGTGTTCAAACCTATCAGGGTTTGATTGTCTTTCTTCTAGGCTATACATCTCTACAACAGATTTACTATGTGTGTTCTTTCCTATCTCTCTCCATTCATTACGTTGTGCTGATAGACCTGTGTATATAAAGTTAGTGGCTTGGTATACGTAACCAACGTGACCCATGCTAGTGTCTGCGTAGCTAACTATAATGCTTGGCTTAGGCATTAACTTCATACTGTTTGCAACAAAGTAACTTGCTAAGTCTTTGTCGTGTCCATCTACCATAGCTAATCTATTTAACTCATAAACATTATCTTTCCATTGTTCTCCACACACTCCCATACAAAGGCTTGGGCTTGGTGGTATACCATAGGTAATAACTCCTTGCATTACTCCATCTACAAAGCATCCAAAACTGTGCGTAATAGATGGAATCCTTTCTGCGTAATGTTTATTTAATAACCAATCAACTACAGTCTCTCTTGGTATGGCTACTATACTTTTATCCATGGTTTATTTGAGTAGAGTTCAAAAAGTGTGCAAAGTTTACACCACTTTCGTAATGCTCATCATTTGCACAACGTTCTTCCATCTTATTACTAACAACATGTTTACCTTCTATGTAAGAATATTCTCCTTTAAAATAATCTGTAACACCTTGTTGAAAGGATACGATAGCTTCATTTATTTCTTCTTTACATTGGTCAAATTCATCTCCTAAATCTACACCTTTCCAATAATCTCTATCTCCATCACTCATATTAATTTCTCCTATCCTGTGAATAATATTGTATTTATGTGAGCCAACATGTGAGTCGGACATCTAACTTTTTTATCTGTGTCTACGAATACATGGTTAATGTCTCGTGCTTCTCCACACTCTACACAAGGGTAGTAATCAGGTATTAATTGAGACTCACTTAGACCTTCCCATTGGTTAAAGTTATCTTTTCTTTTTTTACTCATCCTGACATTACTTCCCAATAATATGTGGCACTATCTGGATACCCATCATCTGGTTCATAATCCTCTCCTCTTGCTTGAGCCAATTCAGCGTGTACATAATTGTCTATATGGTGTTCACGTTCTATACCTATAACTTTACTAATAATGGTGTATTGTGTTCTGTAAAGGTCGTAGAAATCTTGTATTTTTGCTTTCTGAAATTCTGCATCAATAGAGTCTTCCACTTCAGAAACTGTGTGGAACATCATTTGTGAAAGCCAATACATTTGTGCGAATATATTTTCTAAACCTTCAGGGTAAATGCCTGTATCTGGGTTATCAGTTTCTCCTTTGAATCTTTTTATTTCCCAAATGGATTCCATATTTTCTAGTTGCTCTTCTGATAAGTTGTATATTCTTTCATTAGTGTTATCTGCCATGTTATCTCCTTTCTTTTTTTGCTTCTTCTATACCTTCATTAGAACGTTCTATATAAGAGATTATAAAAGCTACTACGG